TCGACGAACTCGCCGAGGTCCGGCCCGACTTCCGGTGAGAGCGGCGATGGCCTGACGGACTTCGACGGCGCGGGCGAGATCCTGCGCGCCTGGGGCAGCGGGCTCCGGCCCGACCCGGACCTGACCGTCTCGGAATGGGCCGACCGGCACCGGATGCTTTCCGGCCGCGCCTCGGCTGAACCGGGGCGGTATCGGACGGTGCGCACGCCCTACATGCGCGAGATCATGGACCGGCTGAGCCCCGGCGATCCCACGCAGCGGATCGTGTTCATGAAGGCCGCGCAGGTCGGGGCGACCGAGGCGGGCAACAACTGGATCGGGTTCGCGATCCACCAGGCGCCGGGTCCGATGCTGGCGGTGCAGCCGACGGTGGAACTGGCCAAGCGAAACTCGCGCCAACGGATCGACCCGCTGATCGACGAAAGCCCGGAACTGCGGGAGCGGGTGAAGCCCGCCCGGTCCCGCGACGCGGGCAACACTATGCTGTCGAAGGAATTCGCGGGCGGCATCCTGATCATGACCGGGGCGAACTCGGCGGTCGGGCTGCGCTCGACCCCGGCGCGCTACATCTTCCTCGACGAGGTCGGCAAGGTGTTTCTGGTCTCGACCCCGACCATCCGGGGGCTGAGCCGGATCGAGCGCGAGTACGAGTCCAGCGACCAGCGGCGGTTCTTCGTGCCGTGTCCGCATTGCGGGGCGATGCAGTGGCTGAAGTTCGACCGGCTGCGTTGGCAGAAGGGGCGTCCGGAGACGGCGGAATACCACTGCGAGGGCTGCGAGAGCCCCATCGCCGAACACCACAAGACGGCGATGCTGGCGGCCGGGGAATGGCGCGCGACGGCGCAATCGGCCGATCCGCATACGGTCGGCTATCACCTCTCGGCGCTCTATTCGCCGATTGGCTGGCTCAGCTGGGCCCGGATTGCCCGGGCCTGGGAAGCAGCGCATTCTGGGCGAGACCTGGTTCGAGACCGGCGAAGCGCCAGATTGGCAGCGACTGGCAGAGCGCCGTGAAGACTGGAAACCCGGCACGGTTCCGGCGGGCGGGCTCTTCCTAACCGCTGGGGCCGACGTCCAGAAAGACCGGATCGAGGTTGATGTCTGGGCCTGGGGTCGAGGCCTGGAAAGCTGGCTGGTGGATCACGTAGTGATTGAGGGAGGCCCGGGCGATTCGGATTGCTGGCAGGCGCTGACCGACCTTCTGGGGCGCACATGGGCGCATGAGAGCGCCCAACACCTGACCATCGCGAAGCTGGCCATCGACACCGGCTACGAGACCAGCGCGGTCTACGGCTGGGCGCGGCAGGTGGGCTTTGCGCAGGTGGCCCCGGTCAAGGGGCTCGAGGGGTTCAACCGTTCGAGCCCGGTGACCGGGCCGACCTATGTCGACGCCACCATCGGTGGCAAGCGGCTGCGTCGCGGGGCGCGGCTCTGGTCGGTGGCGACCTCGACCTTCAAGGCCGAGACCTATCGGTTTCTGCGCCAGGACAGGCCCACGCCGGAAGAGATCACCGCCGGTGCCTCGTTCCCGGCCGGAACGGTGCATTTGCCAAGCTGGGCGGACGGCGAGTGGCTGAAACAGCTTACCGCCGAGCAGCTGATCACGGTCAAAAGCAGGCGCGGTTTCACCAAGCTCGAATGGCAGAAGCTGCGCGAGCGCAACGAGGCACTGGATTGCCGGGTCTATGCACGGGCAGCGGCCTGGATTGCGGGTGCGGATCGCTGGTCCGAGGCGCGGTGGGCGGAGTTGGAGCGGCAGTTGGTGGTGGAATCTGGCGCAGCCGTCAAGCAAACAACAACCGCGTCGCCAACGCGCCCGTCCGCGCAGCGTCGGACCGTGCGGTCGAGTTACATGGGGTGATTTTGTTTGCCCGGTGGTAAATTTTCGGTAGCGTAGGGCATCCAGATTAGAGCTGAGACACACATGACTGAAAACGCAACAGATGCAGCATGCGAAGAACCCTCTCCGGAGGCAGAACTGAGGCAGCGGGTCCTGCTTCTTGAACAAGCGCTTGCAGAGTACATCGAGCGATATGGACTGACCGACAAGGCGCGGGAGGCATTTCAATCCCCTCGGCTGTGACTGTCAGGCTCTGTCGAGGACGCTACCCGTCATCGACGCGGCCCACGCCATCCTGCTGCTTGAGCCTCGGCCTCGTCGCAAAACCAGCGCTCCCCCTGTTCTTCATTGATTTGCACCCGATCATACCAGGGAGACCATGGCGTATGATATATTCGCTCGCCCTGTCGATTGATGTTGCCCTTGATCGGGCACCCCGGGCGCGGGGATTGCGCAGCTGCACGTTCCCATCGCTGCGCGCGATACTCCCAGGGCGGGGTCGTTTCGGCCTGCCATATGCCGAGGAGGGCATTGCGGGCTTCAGTTTCCTCGCGCAGATAATCTTCGCTGAAACGGATATACGCCCAAGCCAGCCCTTCGCGCACGAGAAGCGCGTTCAGATCGACATCCTGATGAAAGCACCGCCCGATAACGCGTCCATAGGCGTCCCGGTCAAGGGCTTCGCATCGGACCTGCCGGTCGTCGATCAGATCCGCCAGGCGGTTGGCCGCAGCAACGCCACATCGCCATTGTGAACCGTCGGCACGCGCACAGGGCTGATCGGCTTCCGGAGCATCGATCCCGTGCAGCCGGATGCGAACAACGCCGAGATCGATCGTGTCGCCATCGACGGTGCGTGCGATGCCTGTGACAGAAGCGATATCGGCCTGGAGAGGCTGAGCAAGAACCGAAATCGCGAGCGCCGATCCGGCTAAGAGTGATTTCAGCGGTGTCGACATGGAAATGCATGTTCCTCTCAGTTGCGAACGGAATACCCGCCCCAGTCGGATTAGACCAGAACCACCCGATCTACTCCACGTACAATGCCCTGTGCCGATTGAGCCAGTTGTCTGCGGTAGCGGCGATCGCGCTTGAGATGCCATTCGCGGCGCATGGCCTCAATGCGGGTTGGCAGGCGTTCAGCATAGATCAGGCACCAGACCCTGCCGCGCGTCGATTTGGCGCCGCTGCCCGAGTTGTGCTCGGCCAGCCTGCGATCCAGATCGAGGGTCCAGCCGACATAGGTGCGGTAGCCGAAAGGGCTATCACTGCCGAGCACATAGACGAAACCCGCGCTGCCAGCCTCTGCGCGCATGAGCGGCCTAAATCCCTTTGCTTCAAGGCCCATACGTTACTGGAAAACCCTTCATGCCGACAATCACCGACCTGCGCGCCCGCCGCGAGGCTCTCTCGGCGCAGCGGTCCTCTGGCGTGGCGCGCGTCAGCTATGACGGCAAGACCGTGGACTATCGCTCAGTGGCGGAAATCGACCGCGCCATCGAGGCGCTGGATCGCGAAATCGCGGCAGCCGAGGGGCGGCGGATCGTGCGGCAGGTGCGCGTCACCACTTCCAAGGGGCTGTGATCCATGGGTCTGTTCGACAGGTTTCGCCGCCCGGGGTCGGGCGGCCCTGCAGGCGTGCGCGCCCGTTTGGAAGGCGCAATGTCAAAGCGGCGCCTGCGCGGCTGGAACCCGCCGCTGGAGAATATCAATGCGCTGATTTCTTCAGGCGGTCCGCGTCTGTTGGCCCGCGCCCGAGAACTGGTCGTGACCAACGGTTATGCGGCCAATGCCTGCGAGGCCTTTGCCTCGAACCTTGTGGGCGACGGGATCAAGCCGTCGTCGCTGATCGAGGACGCGACCTTGCGCGAACGGGTGCAGAAGCTCTGGCTCGCCTGGACCGACGAGGCCGATGCCGACGGGCTGACCGATTTCTACGGTCTGCAGGCGATGGTCGCGCGCGAGATGTTTGTCGCGGGCGAGTGTTTCGTGCGGCTGCGCCCCCGGCGCGCGGAGGATGGGTTGCTGGTGCCGCTGCAGATGCAGTTGCTGCAAGCCGAGATGCTGCCCTTCGAGAAAACCGAGACAGCCGCCAACGGCAACCGCATCCGCTGCGGGATCGAGTTCGACCTGATCGGGCGGCGAGTCGCCTATCATTTCCGCCGCAGTCATCCCGGTGACAGCACGGACCAGCGCGTCGCCATTCCCGAAACCGTGCGCGTGCCGGCCGAGGATGTTTTGCACATCTACCGCCCCATCGATGCGGGGCAAATCCGGGGCCTGCCGCATGTCGCGCCCGCCATGGTGCGGCTGTTTCTGCTGGATCAGTACGACGATGCGGAACTGGACCGAAAGAAAACGGCGGCGATGTTCGCGGGCTTCATCATCAAGACCGCCCCCGAGGAGCCGATGATGGGCGAAGGGGCAGCCGATCTTGATGGCGCGGCGATTGCCAGCCTCGAGCCCGGCACCATGCAGGTGCTGCTGCCGGGCGAGGACGTGAAGTTCTCCAGCCCCGCCGATGTGGGCGGGGGCTATGAGGCGTTCCAGTACCGGACGCTGCTGGCGGTCTCGGCCGCGCTGGGGCTGCCCTATCACCTCGTCACCGGCGATGTGCGGCAGGCCAACTATTCGAGCCTCCGGGCGGAGCTGGTCGAGTTCCGCCGCCGCGTGCAGCAGTTGCAGCACGGGGTTATCGCACATCAGCTGTGCCGCCCGATCTGGGCGCGCTGGCTGGACATGGCGCAATTGTCCGGGCGGCTTGATCTCTCCGATCCGGCCGCCGCCCGCATGGTGCAGTGGATCCCGCCGCGCTGGGATTGGGTCGATCCGCTGAAGGACATCCAGGCGCAGGTGCTGGCGATGGAAGCAGGCATCACCTCGCGGCGCAAGGTGGTCGAGGCCACCGGCTACGATGTCGAAGAGGTGGACCGCGAGAATGCGGTGGATGCCAAGCGCGCCGCCGATCTGGGGCTGCATTACCGCACCAGCCCCGGTGAAACCCAGGGTGCGCGGGCGACACCTTCGCGGCGTCCAACACCTCAACAATCCGATGCGGGCAGCTCCCCTGAAGCGCCCGGCGACACCGAACAGGAGTGATCCCATGAAATCCTGGTACACGATCCGCGCCCGTGCATCGGGCACGGAAGTGCTGATCTATGACGAAATCGGCGCCTATGGCGTCAGCGCCAAGGGGTTCCTCGCGGAACTCGGCGCGCTGCCCGACGATGCGGCGATTGATCTGCGTCTCAACAGCCCGGGCGGGTCGGTCTTTGACG